CCGCATTTAAAATTACATTCATTACCAAATGATATTTCAACATATTGTGGATTTACATCTGCCATAGGATCTTTTTTAATAGCATCAAATCTTTCTTTAGTATAGATACTAGCATTTCTCTCTTTACGATCACTTATGTAATCTTTACCCATGCATTCTATATTCCAGCAGTATTGGCATCCGCTGGGTTTCTCTCCGTTAATCATAGCCTGTCTTTCAGATTTTTTCTGAGGTGTGTTATGCAATAGACTTGGATTTTCTTCGAGACCCTCCAGCGGAATCTTGTGTGGAGCAGGATGATAACAACTGTGTGTTTCTCCTGTTTGTAAATAAATTGTTGTGTGGTGCCATTTTGCTAAACAAAATGTCGGAGACACTTCGTCCATCATAGGTTCAAAACTTTGTATTCTTTCTTTATCTTTCATCGAACCTTTCCTTTAACCATTCAAAATCGTTTATCTTATACAGTGCTTCAATATTATTACTGTTTTGCTTTCCGTATTCTCTACCTTCTTTCGCCCCTCTAATAGAATATTCTCCATACAGTTTATCTGCTCCTACATTACACCATGTATCTAATCTTTTTGTAGTTTCTGTATCGTCTTGTCTATCTATTATTCTACTAGACAACTTTACACATTCTCTAAAAGCACTTTTCCAAGTTGTGAACGGATCTGTGTTAATAATTGTCGAATTTGCAACAGTATCCATTGGCCTAAAACTATCTGAAATACTTGTTGTCATATCAGGTTTAGTTGTATCCATATCTATTGTAAGTTTTCTTGGAAAAAGTTTTACACCGCCATAGCCATATTCTAAATCGTTTATTGGATTCTTACTTCTCCAAACATAAACACTTTTTCTTGCATTGAAATCATAGTAAGGTATTTGCATATCAAATTTAAAGTCATCTAAAACATCAGCATCAGCATCAACAATATAAAACATTTCTGTTGTTGCTTTTTTTGCTGCTTCAATGTGTGCAAAATGTATTCCTTTTACATCACGTGTCCATTGTGCGTTTGGAACTTTCTTAATTAATTTGTTATAATTTTCTGTAGCAAATTTTTCATGATAAGAAATAAAAGCGACGTCATAAGGTTTAGGTTGTGTTGCGACTGTATCTATTTCTTTTTTGTTTGTAAAAAATCTATAATCCCATTCTCTTTGCAAAATTTTTGCAGATTTGGGAAATATACACACACCGTCAAAATAATCTCCATTCTTAAATACATGCACATACTTGCTATCCCACTCAGGAATTTTGTAATCAAAAGTAAAACTATTTTGTATTTCTAAATTATCCCATACTACCCAGAAATGTTTAGTAAATGATTTTTTTGCAACATCTGTAAAAGTTTTTGCATTTTCTATTTTTTGCGCAGAAGGAAATCGTGACTTGAATTTAGTCCAAGCATCGCTATCTATATTGTTGTTGCTTACAAAAAAAATATCATACATAAGTTTGACTGTAATATGTTTTACCTAAATTAATAGACTCTTCATAAAGATCCATAACATATTTGCTCATCGAAGGATCTAAATTAGGATAGTTAAAACCTAGTTGTTCTCGTAATTCGCTACCTAAGCGTTTTATTTCTTGTTCTAATCCAAAGCCATCTTCGTATTGCTTACATTGATCATTATAAAGATTTCTTAACGATTCAAAATCTCTTACCTGCACATGATCCCAATCAGTGCAATTTGTTAAGTATGTTCCTAGTCTTGCTCCATATATTGCAAACAAACCGTTTTCAACATGACTACCTACTGTGCTCCACATTCTTAACCTATGAATATTGTGCCACCATACTCTTTTTTCTATATCTTGTGGCGGAACTTTAAGTCCTCCATCTAGTGTCATTTTAACACCTTCACGAAATCCAGCTCTCCATGCCATAAATGGATCAAAATTTATAATTGTATCGCTGAACGTCACAGGAAAATTTCTGTAGCCTGTTTCCCAACAAAAGTCTACTTGTGCTCTTTCTGAATCTGCATTCTCATGTGTTTTCATGTTTAGGACATGATCTTTGTTCCATAACTTTAATCCGCCGTTACCATAACGCAGTCCGTTAACATTGTTGCGTCCGCACCAACTGTATGCACGGATGTCTGGATTGTCCATATCAATTTCTATATCAAAGAATTCTGGATACACAATATTATCTGCATCAACTGTTAACACCCAATCAGTTTCTGATTGTTCTGCTGCGGCTTTGTGTGCATGATCTGATCCTTTTACTCCGTGTATGCGTTTAGCCCACGGAACCTTATTACATAGGTCTGCGTAGTGTAGATCAGCATTTGGCTCATCGTAACTTAAAAAGAATACATCAAACTCTACGACTTTTTTCATTTTTCCTCAATCATATAATTCTTAAACAAGCGCCTTGTGTAAACGCTAAAATATTTAGGTATGTCTAAATCAAGTAATTCTACTTTCTTTCCAACCAGATCACTAACTTTTATACTAAAATTATCTCTAATAATGTTAGGATCGTTATAATCCGTAATTGAAAATTCTAATTCAGTATGTCCATCCCAAAACATCTTTCTTTTTGTCACTGGTTGGAATTCTTTATCCTGTATGAATGTTCCACCATACTCTTCCGACAATTCAATAGCAAGTGTATTACTTTCTGAAAAATGCGTAAGGTGTATGTCTGGCTTTTTAACTTCGGAATATTCTTTTACAATGATTCTGTGTAGCACATCATCTATTTTGTATAAATCCTTTACTTCTACAATTTCAAGTTTTCCTTCGTGGGGATCAACAAAGCACTTGCTCATTCTAATCTCGCCATTTATAATTTTTTCAGCAAGATCGGACTCAACTTCTATTATGTTTTCATACTTGTCCTTGTTAATTGTATGATCAGGACCTATTGATGTAATTTTTCCTGATTGGGGATCAAACGCAGCATTGTAAACAACGGGTGCTGGCTCATAATTTTTTAACCACTCATCAAAATCAGGAAGTATTAATTTTTCTTCCATGCTATTTCCTCTAGTATGTTTATTGTTTCTAAGTTAACTTTATCCTTTTCTACATAATGAACTATGTCATTTTGTTCAAAATTTCCTAATTTTAATTTTCCTGATTTATTAAAATAAAAACCAATATGGTCAAAACAATTTTCTGCAGGATAAGGCCAATTCTGTATCATTCCTTTCATGTGGACTACTCTAGGAAAGTCTAATGGATACGAAATGTCATCAGTAATATCTAATATTTTGCTAGCCAATGCAAATGCTTCATCGGTGCCTATAATTTTAGGTTTGTATCTATCTAGAAAGTTATTAGAAAATTCAGTTGGATTAGAAATAATTTCTCTTTGTAAATTAAAAAATTCTGTTGCTAACTTGCTATTTTTAACAAAAAATGTGTAAAAGGAATAAAAATTAGGTAACTCATTGGCAATAAAACATTTTCTATAATACGTGTCATTTACTTCTTCGCCTCTATATGTGAATGATTTATTTGCAATGTATAACTCAGAATTTTTAATAAAGTATTCAACCCAATGGCTATAATCTCTTAGAAATAGCATGTCAGCATCAAGACAAACTGTATGATCCCAAGGACTCAGTTGATCCATGTAGGAACGACCGTCCCAATGTTCTGCACCGCTCCATTCTATTATTTCATCAAATACCCAAGTCGATGTGAAGTTTTCAATATGCTTCTTGTCGTTGATAACCAATGCAACCTTATCGTATCCTTCTTTTTGTGTATTCTTTATGCTGAGTGCCAGTGCATACGCAAGCCTCGAATAATTGGTTTCGGGTTTTTCAGAAACTATGATTAGGTATCCAAAGTTCATTCTGCCAACTCCATTAGTTTATCATAGTTTCTTATAATGCTAAATTTGTTCATCACATGAACATCCTTATCCTTCACACTTGCTGCTATATTAGAATCTTTGTAATTTATTAAAAATTTTAGAGTGTTATTTTCCACTTCATATAAAACATCCTTATCAGTGACTGAAAAAACATCCGGTAAATCATATTCATCAATTTGCTGATATCCATTCATGATGTGTTTTGCAATACTAAATGCTATATCGTTTCTGTATATTATAGGATTGAATCTATACACATCCGAAAACATTTTATATTTCTGCTTTACGTGGTCAACAAGATCAAAAAATGTTTTTGTATATTCGTTCTTGGTAAACATAACAGTTGTTGCCCAATACATTTCGAGTCCAGTTTCTGATATGTGAGTATCGAGGTATCCTGTTCTATCCTCGCCTATTATATCATTATATCTAGGTGATATTAATAAATCACTATCAACATCCCAATAC